AGCCTGTAGCACTTGATGCTCCGTAGTCGCCTGTAGCACTTGATGCTCCTCTGTAGCCTGTAGCACTTGATGCTCCTCTGTAGCCTGTAGCACTTGATGCTCCGCAGTCGCCTGTAGCACTTGATGCTCCGTAGTCGCCTGTAGCACTTGATGCTCCGTAGTTGCCTGTAGTACTTGATGCTCCGCAGGTTTCAGTATCTCCTGCTTCCTTTTTAGTGCGTTTAATCGTGTACTCAATGGAAGCCTTAACAAGCCCTGCTATGCTTAACTCAGCACCAATCTTGAGTTTGGTAGATGCAAGCTTTGTGCCATCATCTGCCTTGTCTATTTCACCGTCTGCTTCCACTTCATGGTATACACTGTGAGCAGGATCATAGTAGCGGAAGCAATCAAGAGGATATTCGCAGGAATGAAAGCCTGTTTCACATACCTCTGCTGTTGTCTCCTCGTACTCCTTGCCCTCTTCATACTGGAAGCCACGGCAAGTCATGTTCTTGTCAAATCCCTTGTAACTCTTCATTTTTTAATTTTCCTTTCTTTTATGTTGATTATCTGGTAACTGTGATACAAAAGTTCGGTTAACCTTTGCATTCAGCGCATCTTCTATTTCTTTGATTTCATCTTGCAATTTGGCAGTTGCTAGCTTTTCTGCACTATCTTTGTCATAGGTTTCAATGATGCAGCCTGCTACCAATTGCCAATCTACATAAAAACATACCTCGTACTTATGCACCCATATCCTCCTTCTTCTTTCTGCTCACCTCGATACTTTCAAGCCGCATTCCATGCTCTCTGCACCATATCTTGCACAGCTCGGTGAGGATGTCATGTGCTGCCTCTTTACGGCTATCCTCTGGCAACTCACCCAAGCTATTGACTTCCTGCCCTTTTATGTAAAACATTTCCTCACCTCCCTACATTGAACTATCAAACAGCCTTAGAAAGTCTATATGCGCCCACGCTTCTCAACAGCTTGACAGCTTTTTCAAAATCTGGGGCATATCCATAATCTCTGAGAAGGACTGCACAGTCTGTAAACTGATTATTGATCATCATGCACGTTTCATGATATGCACTCTTCTTTACTTCACTCTCTGGGTCGTTCATGTATTCTCCAAGCAGGTGTGTACCCTTTGCTGCAAGCTCGTCAAGCTTATCAAGCTCGGCTTTCAGTCTGTTTTCTGTCTCTTTGCTCATTTTTTCCCTCCATACACTAGAATCATTTAAAATGGTTGTTGTTCTTTACAATTTCGATCGCTTTCTTAACACTGATTGCCTTGAAATAGTTGTGAGGTAATTCTGCAGTGGACATTGTGATTCCATTTTTCTCTAAATCAGCTACAATATCGCTTACAATCTCCTGTTTTAGAGTTTCAATATACTTCAACTGGTTTTCATTACGCTCGCTGGCAGTCTCATAATTGCTTTCTAAGATTCTGATACGGCGAATCAGTTCTTCTTTACTCTTACTTTGTAAAGTACTGTATTCCAACGGTTTCTGAGTAGCCGTAAAGCCGCCACATTCTAAGACATCTAAAATATTTGTCATATTTTCAATCCTTTCTGCCCGTCTTGCCGTTAGCTCAGCGTTGATGTTATAGTTTCCAATACCATTTACGGCGAGTCTTCTTATATCCAAAAGCCTCTTCAATCACTGCAGGACACACTCCTGCGATCACCATTTCATTTGATAGTTTGCGTTCCAGATAGTGATACATGCACTCTGGCAAAAATATTCTGGAGGCAAGAATCAAGTTATAACAATGATTGTAGTAAGCATCAAGCCGTTCGCCTGACGTTTTTGTCTTACCCTCGTAGATCTTCTGGAGGATTTCTTGCACTTTAAGTGCTTTGCAACTCCAAATCTTAGGAGGTTCAATGCTGTCTCTTCTCAACTGTTCAAGCGCTGCGTGAGGTGGTCTTTCTTCCTCGTAGTCCTGCTCTGGCTTGAAGTCGATATATGTTACTTCTCTATCGGCTTCCTCTGGTGTAGGTTGCGGCTCTTCTGCTGTAGGTTCATCCTCTTCCTCTTCGATGACTGGAAGCTTCCCTTCTTCCTGTACCTTTACAACGCTGCTTCTGCGGAATGTTGCCTTGCTGTGATCATTGAAGATAATCACCATGTATTCATGATCTTTGTCAATAGAACTTTCGTCTGTGTGAGCTTCAATTCTCTCAGCCGCCTTACCTGTTGCAATGCTGATAGACTTAACTCCTGTGTAAGTGATAGTTCTCTCTTCCTCTTCGTCCTCTGGATGAAGTGTAACTGCAATTGTTCTTCCTTCCTGCTGTACTGGCTGCTCTACAACTTCTTCCTTCTTAACTGTGAACCAACCGTTATCAAGCAAACCGTTAACTACTTCATACAACTTTTCGAATAGGCTCTTCATGCTCTTTCGATCTGCGATAATGGTAAAAACTTCATCTCTGGTGTAGTCTTTTGCATATGGCATATCACTGCCATTCATGATTGAGATGTGTCCAACTTCTGCGCCCTCGCGGTATAAGCTGATCTCTGCTCCGAATGTGGTAAGCTTTAATGTCGCCCTGATCTCCAAGGTGTTGAGCTTATTTATTGCCTTAACTGCATATGTTATAAAAGTTTCCTCTGTAACCTTTCTCATTTTTGTTTCCTTCCTTTCTGCTAACTTGTATTTCTTAGCTTGTCTAAAGTATAACTTAGACTCTCTAAAATGTCAAGCACTTTTTCTTAGTTTCTCTAACTTTTTTCTTTACTTTCTTTTTAGGGTATGATATAGTTAATATCGAAAGGAGGTAGTACGAATAATGGAATTGAACGAAAGAATACTACTTATATTAAAAGATGCAGGCAAAAAAAGAGTTGACCTAGCAAGAGCACTTAATATTTCAGAAGCGTCAGTATCTACAATGTGTAGTGGAAAGACAAATCCCAGCGCACAAAACATTGCATTGATCTGTCAAAAATTTGGAATAAATGAAGAGTGGTTAAAAACTGGTAAGGGAGAAATGAAAGCTCCACTTACCAAGCAAGCTGAAATTGCAGAGATCACAGCACAACTTTTTCACAAAGAAGAAACCGATCCAGAAACATATAACTTTCTGATAGAGCTTAACAAGTATCTTTTGCAGCTGGATGAAACCCAAATGCAAGCCGTGCTGGACATGATCAGGAAGCTAAATGCAGCGATCAGTAAGGGTGATAAGTAAAAAGCATATTACCGACAGCAATAAAAAGGCAAAAAAAGAAAGCAGGGACTCAAAAAAGTCCTTGCTTTTTTTATTCATCGCACTTATAGTTAGGGCTGTAAAGGATTCGCACATCTTTTACAACCTTCTCTGATGTGAGAACGTACCTTTATCCTTTCTGTCACCCCTCGTGTTTACCTTTCGGCACGAGGGGTTTTCTGCGCTCTTTTTATTAGTTAATCTAACAATATTATTTACTTACTATGCAAAATGTGATATAATATAAGTAGGAGGTGAGGAAATGAGACGACCAAAAGAGCGAATCTGCGATGAGCTGATAGGTGAAAGAATCAAGTCTGTGTTAGATCACGAAGGGAAAAAGCAAGCTGATCTGGCAAAGGCACTTGGGATCACTGCCGCATCAGTATCAAGCATGTGCGCAGGACGTACAGCCCCAAGTGTGCAGACAATCACGCTGATCTGCCAGATGTACGGAGTGAGGAAAGAATGGCTCTGTACTGGCACTGGCAGTAAGTACGTAAACATGGATTTGAGGGACGAGCTGAAAGTCATATCAGCAGAGTTGGCTAGAGGAGTCACAGAGGACTCCCCAAAGGCACGATTCATTCTAAATTTTTCAAAGAAAATTCTTGAGATGGATGATGAACAGCTCAAGAAAAACATTGACACGCTAAGACTACTAACAATGTTTTAAAAGGGGGCTGTGTCCCCACTAAATGCGCATCAAAAGTTCATAGATCAGTAATAATACATCTTCACTTTGCGTTTGTAGCATAGTGGTTATCTTTTCAATCAGCATCTTTTTCATTTACAACAGCTCCTTTCTGTATGCGTTTAAGCGTACGGTAAATGGCTAACAGTGTGACAAGATCAAAGGTTTGCAGCAGGTTAGATATCTTTTTTATAAGCTCCTTTCTATCCATATTATGCACCTCCTTAAAAAAAGATGGTTCCATGTTAGCACAAAGGGGAAAACGATATAATACTTTTTTCAACACTTTTGATGTGACTAATGGTGTAAACGTAACACAAGGAAGGACAGAAATGGCAGAAAAGGAAGAACAGAAAAGGTTAGATAAGGAAGGGCAGAAAAGGGCGGCTATATACGTGCGTGTATCAACTGTAGAGCAAAAAGAACATGGATTATCAGTGGATAACCAGTTGGACGCATTAAAGAACTATTGCCAGGAACGCGGTTTTTCGATTGCAGGCATCTACAACGATGCAGGAATCAGCGCGAGAAAGAAATACAAATCACGTCCTGCATTACTGCAACTGCTAGAAGATTGCAAAAAGCACAAGATTGATATTATTCTTTTTACAAAGTTAGATAGATGGTTTCGTTCTGTTGCAGACTACTATGCAGTACAGCAGGTTTTGGACGGTGCAAAAGTGCCATGGAGGGCGATTTGGGAGGACTACGAAACGGAGACTTCGGCAGGGGTTTTTAAGGTGAACATCATGCTGTCGGTGGCTCAGGCAGAGTCCGACCGCACGTCAGAGCGTATCAAAGCTGTACTGGAGTATAAAAGGGAGCACGGGCACATCATAGCAGGTAGGATGCCGCTAGGGTACATAAGGACATCTTCTAGTACCATTGACTATGATCCTGCCACTAAGGATGCCATGCAAGCGTTTTTTAATACCTACCTTGACACTTACAGCCCAATAGCAGCCATGGACGCTGCAAGAAAGTTAGGTCTGCGCATGTCACGCAAAACCGCCCACTTTATCCTAGACAAAGAGCCGTACTACGGCACGTACTATGGAGTTGATGTGCCTGCATACATCACACCAGAGCAACACAAGATTATAGAGAATGCCAGAGTGCATTATCCGCGTACACCAAAAGATGATAGAGTATATATCTTTACAGGGGTGATCTTCTGCGCCAGTTGTGGAGCGCGGATGTGCTCAAAGTTATCCAAGCATATCAGGGCAAATGGGGAGGCAATTGAGAGAGGGTACTACCAATGCTGCACAAAGGTTAGAAGAAAGGACATTTGTGAGAAGCCTGCTTTTGTGATGGAACACAAACTGGAAGATTACCTAATCGAGCATATGTCCGAGTTGATCACGGACTACGAGGCAAGCATTGCGCAAAGCCAAGAAAAGGCTAAGGATGCAGAAAAAGAAATCAGCCGCATCAAGGGCAAGCTCCAAAGACTAAAAGACGTATACCTTGATGGAGATATGGGGCGTGCTGAGTATGTAGACAAGACGTCACAGCTCAAGGCAGATATGGCAGAGCTTGAAAGCCAGAGAGTCCCACTCAGCCCAATAAAGCGACTCCCCGATAATTGGGAAGAAATGTACTGGCAATTATCCAAGGGTGGAAAGCGTGATTTCTGGCATCGCACCATCAGGCGTATTGAGATTGATGGTAAAAAGGTGTCTAAGGTGTTTTTTATATAATTTTTTATCCTTTTTGTTGCTATTATGTCACCTTGCCACTTGTAATAGTAACATAATAGCAACAAATTAAATAATATCAATAAAAACACCGATTTGGTGCAAATATATGTTTTGCAAAGTACCGAATCAGTGCTATATTATAGTCATAACAAAGAAAGGAACTAAATAAAATGGGAAAATGGTATACATTTACGGGCAGAGATTGCCACTCTATCACATTTAAAGCAAATGAGGATAGTGCATATCAGCAGGAGGCATTGCGTATTATGCGCAACTTTGAGGAAGCTACCTTGCGAGAGGCTACTGAAAGAGAAAGAAAAGCAGCTATCAGTGCGCATAACTTAGATGCATTTGCAGAAATTGATTTTGAAAAGCTGTTAGATGATGACGTATTTCCGTATGTAACTGCAAGAATGATTTAAGAGATTAAAAAATCAAAAGAGGGGGCACATAGCTCCCTCTTCTTTCTATGCCAGTATTTTATTGATCACAGCCTTGTACTCCTTAGGATATAGCAGTTTTATTGCTTCCATATGTTCATCCAGTACATCTAAGGCTTTTTCTATCGGTACTTTTCCAACTGCCTCTAAAAAATCAGATTTAGGGGCAGTTGGTGCTGCTGCATACGCATATCTTGGCATTTGCTGTATCTCAATTGGCTCTGGTTCTGGTGTAGGGGAGTTGCGCTCTTGTACTATGTAGAGCATAGCAAGCTTTTCCACTGATGAGTAAGTTGTTTTTTCGTTCTCAAGCCGTGTAATCTCGCTTCTGATCTCGTCCATATCAAGCATCGCTCTACCCCCTTTCCATCATCATTCCTGCAAAGCTTCCATAGCCTTTCTAAGTGCGCCTTTCTGGTTCTGGCTCAGATCACTGTTATCAATCATATCTCTGATCTGATCTGCAAGCATCGTGCGTCCCTCATCCATGCTGTAGCGTCCTCTGCCGTCTCTGCTGTAGTGTGCTCTCACATAATGCCGTCCATAGCTGCTGCCGCCATCTGACTCACCGTCTCGGCTGTATCTCGGATATCGACTCTCACTGTAACCGAGTTTTTCTTCAAGCTCATCAATTCTCAAAAGCTTTTCTTTTGATACGATGAGCTTATATACTGTATCAAGATCACCTGCGGACATCTCGCCTTTTTTTGCGATTTCCTCAAGCTCTGTGCAAATCATGCGCTTCAAATCTTCCATTGTTCCCATTATGCCACCTCCTTCTTGACAATTATCTCTGCTGTATTAACCGTAACAGTTGCACCCTCTACTACTCTTGCTGAGACTGTGCCACAGCAGCAGTCTACGCAAAATTCCGTCTCTGCATCGACTGACCAAACGTCAGTTGCAGCCGCAGGAACAACAGACATTAAAGTTTCTGGTAGCCTCTCGCCATCCAGATACAATGCAAGCTGAATTGCTCCTGCAACTCCTGTTACGTTGGCATGGAAGTACACGAGGTACTTTGCAGGATTGCAGCAAGTGCCGCCCTTGACAGTCACCTGCCCTGAACCTGCCCTGTGCTTGATATTACAGCAACCCTTGATAATTGTGTTGGTATATGGCACTGCACCGCCCAGAGGGACGGCTGTAGGTGTGGTTAATGTATACTCTGCCATACTCGCCACCCCCTATCAGGAACAGCTATTGCACGGATTGCAGCAGCCACCCATGTAACCGTAGAGCTGTCCAGCAGGGAAACTTGGAACTGGTGCAGGTTTGAGAGTCTGTACCAAATAGTTATTCTGTGCCTGCTGAGATGCTGCAAGCTGCAAGCCAAAAATCTGCTGATTCTGCTCGGCAATCTTCGCATCTTTTGCCGCAATCTGCTGCGCATTCAGTGCATCAAGGATAGCTCTTGCGTTGCTGTTCTGGTTGTCGATGATATCACGTGTGTTGTTAGCATTGTTGTAGTTTGTCTGGCAGAAGCCATTCTCTACGCTGTGCTGTACCGCATTGGTATTCATCGCCATGTTGTAGTTCACACCTGAGATAGCTTCTCGGTTATCGCAACAGCACTGTGCAAGCTGAGACTGCAAAGCGTTTGCATTCTGCATAGCTGTGATATTGTTTGCGTTCATCTGCTGCATAAGATTCATCTGCCCGTTGGCTCTGGATAACTCAGCCTGTGCAAAGCCGTTACAAAGGTTCTGGTTTACATTTGCAAATCCAGTCAATGCGGTAGTGTTCTGCGCATAAAAGCCATCACATAAGCCGCTGTTGATTGCATCGGATTTGCGCTCTAGCGATGCTGTAGAGCTATCAATCTGTCGCTGCAAGGTTGCAAAATCGCTTGCAAGCACGTAGTTATCTGCCGCACCTGCTGCACCTCCGTTGTTTCCCCATCCATTGCCGCCCCATCCGCAAAATACGAACAGGAAGAGGATGATAATCCACCATGCGCCACCATCGCCCCACATACCATTACCACCGCAGTTGCCTGTTACTGCTGCGATATCGGCAGGAGTCATACTTTCGCTTGTTAAACTCATGTTTTTTCTCCTTTCAATGAGATATATAATCAACGCTTTTTAGCGTGATTTACTTACCGCCATTCAGCAGTCCTTGGAACTGCTGTGCCATTGCTTGCAACTGATTGAGTTGCTGCTGATTGATCTTGCCAGAGGTGAGGAGCTTCTGCACCTCTGCCTTTGGATCGCCTGTAAACTGCTGCTTAAATTTCTGAAACTGCTGAATCATTTGCATTGGATTCTGAAACATTTGCATTTGCTCTACCTCCATCGTTTAAACGTTTTTCTAGTGCCGCTAGCCGCACCTTCAAGCTATCAATCTCTTTTGAGTAATCATTTACACTACTCTTGCTTTCTGCTCCCGTTTTAGGCAGCTCTGCGCCCAGTCGTTTGTACTCGTAGGTTTCCATGCACGGTCGCCCTGATGCATCAGCTCGTTTCTCGTAAAAAACTTGTCCGTTGCTATCCCAAAGTCTCACAAAGCCATTTGCCGCCACTAGATAAGCCTCTGCCGCGTTCTTACCCTGCACCCAGATACGTTCATCATTGCTTTGCTGCTGCCCGAACCCTTGAAAGCCCTGTTGCATTCCCTGCTGCATCCCCTGATTGTACCGCAGTTGTGCTAGCTGATCTGGGACTGGTGGGCTATAAGGTTGATATCCATAGTAAGGGTTATATCCGTTCATGTTTCGTCACTCCTTTCCCAGAAATAGAGGGGGATTTCCTGCCCTGAATCCCATGTATCAAAATAGTCACCATCAACCACAGTTACAACATGGCTTCCCAGTGCCAATACATACACTCCTTGTGGATGCTCTGCCGCAAATGATGCAACGTTATAGCAGATAGGGCAAGCCTCAGAGACTATACCTCGCCTAAAACCTTTGTCATGCAGGTATGCGCCCCACACGGCATTTGCAGACGGCATATCAGCCATCAACAAGCCCTGCACGCAAAGCTGTAAGTAGGTCTTGTCCCAGTCCTGATCAAGAGCCTTGCATAATGCCCTGACGGTGCAATCTCCTACTCTTGCTGCAACTGGGTTTGGATTATATCTTTTATACATGCGTTCTTCCCTCCATGGCTGTATTATCACACATGCAGAGGAGAAAAGACACGATGCAGGTACGATGATTTTACGCATAAAAAAAGAGCCTGCCATTTCTGGCAAGCTCTCAGTTTTTTTTACTTTTCGATGTTGAAATTGATAGTAATTGGATCAGTAAGAAGAAGTTCTTCATATGTAGTATCATCCAATACTTGAATTTTTGTCTCTACATTCTGCAAATCTTCAATGCTTTCAACCTCTACACTATCGTCAATTGTGAGCGTTCCTTTTGATTTCTTATTAGCTTCTAAGCCAACAGAAAACATCTGATATGTCATGTAGCCATTGATTGATGTATCAGATGTCTGCACACGAATTTTTTTATCAGTCAAATTCTCGGCAGTAAGCATGATATCATATCGTCCGTACTCGTCAGATATGCCATTGTAGGTAATGATTACCATATCGTCCTGATATACGATATCGCCTTCCTGAATTGCATCTTCTCCTCGAAGCTCTTTTAATTTCTGCTTCAATTCCGCAATCTGCTTTTCAAGCTTTTGGATCATTGCCTCGATACCTTCTACTGTGTTCTCATCTGCTGCAATCTCAGCTCCTTCTTCTGTGCTTGTTTCTTCTGCCATTACTGGGGCTGTAGATACTGCAAGCGCAAGTGCCATGGTTAATGCGTACAAAGATTTTCTCATTGTGTGTCCCTCCATTTTCTTTTCTGCCATTCTACAATACCACTAATTTTTTATTACGTCAACGCAAAAGGTGGGGAATTTCCCCACCCATGCTATTTTTTCAGTTCTTCCGCATAAGCCGCAAGCCACGGAAGAGCCAGCAGCTTATCAGATGCCGAGTACCAATATTCTTGAAATCTCCGTGTACTTACGCACATCTTTTCCGCTGCTTCTTCCTGAGACATACACTCATCCAGAAGATAAGTTACTGCCTCTTTCTCCTTCCGATTCAGTCGTGCCCTCATCAGGGCATACTCAATTATGCCATTGTCACCACATCCCCAAAATACCTTAACAAGCCCTCTATCCATATACGCTACCTCACTACTATATAAGCAATCAAGGCAGCATTGGCAAGAGCTGAGACTACTAACGCAAGGCGGCAATGGATTAGCTGCCGTTCAGTGCGAATTGCTGTTTCAATCGCATCCTTCAAAAGCATTCTCTTTGCGTCCATACTTACTCCTTTTTCAGCATGTTTCCATCTACCCAACCATAGACTCCATCGCCTACAATGTGGTAGTTATGTTTGCCAGTTGCACAAAGCTGTGTGACTTTTGCGTGTCCTGCTTTGGCTGCTACTGGTGTCGTAGCCCATGCGGAGATATACTGCGCACCACCAGAAAAGTATACCGCATCGCCCACGCTGATAGCTGTGGACTTGATAGCTGTGTAGTTGTAGTACACTTCACCGCCCTTAGTATATGCGTAGCCACATGATGCACCTGGCCACACGATTTTGTACCAAAAATCAGCGGTTACTTCAAGTACTTCTACTGCCGTTCCCTTTTGGATGATAGCAAGAGAGTTTGCAGAGCCTTTTGCTCCGTCTCTAATATGCATTGCAGTCTTTGCAACTGCTGTACCTATGCCAGTACCGCAGAGGGTAGTGTTACCAGTTGAGATAATCTCGCACTCCACTTTAGAGCCATCATCCAGTACTACTACAGTATGCCCCTGTACAGTTGTACACAGGATATCTCCACGCATCTGATATGCTGAGGACTCTGTACATTTTGGCTCACGGATGATTTCAAATTCATCCGTAGAATCAAGAACCTCAACTTCGTTGGCAGTAGAAAACCACGGAATGTCGCGCTGCAAAGCATGTGCCACGCATACACGTACAAGGCTACTACAGTCTGTCTCCACTGGGGTGTTAACCTTGCTGCAATCCCATCCGTACTGCTTAGCCTTGTCGTACAAATCCCAAGATGTAGACTGATCGTAACCGATATTATTATTTGCGCACGCTGCTTCCATGCACTGTGCAATGCGCTCACGCACTGCTGCATCTTTAGCACGGATAACTACCCACCCCTTATCATGGCGATACCATGCTTCTACAGCTACTTCCTGCCCTGTCTGATCTCCTGCCTGTCCACCAATTAGCTTGCCGCTTTCATCAATTCTTGCCGACCCGATTCTTACCATAGCTTCTCCTTACTTCTCTTTCATACATCTGTTTCCTTGATCTGGCTCACGTTCATCAAGATACAAGTGATGCCTGCCAACACAACAGTTGATAGGCATACCTTCCAGTCTACCTCGGCAAGCATGGCAGAGGAGCCAATGACTCCAATTGCTGCCTGCGCCATGGTCTTAACGCATCTGATACCTACAGTTTTTAACCACTTCTTCATTCCTCTTTTTCCTCCTGTTCCAAATCTTTGATACGATGATTTGCTACACCGATTTTTTCCATCACAACCGCCATGTCCTTTTCGAGATTATAAGTCCGCTCGATCACCGAATTGTGCTTATCAACTCTCTTTGCAAGCTCATCCAACTTATATTCCATAAGTGCCCGTGTGCGTTCCTGCTGTCCATGGTTATTGATGAGGCACACAAGCAAGGTAACTCCTGCTGAGATACATGCAGGTATCAGGGTTTCCAAAAGTGCCATGCCATTTTCTCCTTATTTTGAGTCTTTTTTAATTTCTTTCGTATGCGGTTCGGCTCGTGCCAACGCAATAAAGTGGTATCTTTTCAAGTTCTTCCTCCTGCCGCTACTAATTAACTATAGCCCTCTTTAATTAATTAGCTCTTATAGTATTTCCCCATGCAATGACTTCCATGTTGTCTGCTCTTTCCTCAGTTATCACTCTTTCAAGTTTTGGTTGTGCTCCTAGTGAGCATCCACAGACAAACATTTGAGAAATTTCTTCCGATGTACCGTAATTGGCACATAATGTAGTTCCATCTATGTAAGCCCCCCGGATTACAACTTTTGATTTTGCTGTGCTTGAACCCGTAAGAGTAGTATTGTGATAAGATATATTGTCGGCACATCCAACGGATTTATAGTAGCCATCTTCGATTAAGATGTCTCCAAATTGTCCAAGTCCACCACCTATCACTTGATGAGCACCCCAAGAACAGTTAGATGAATCGTGAATCATAGTACAACGTAAATATTTATTGCAATAGCTATCTGCGCTATGCCCTCTTTCATCATGTACAGAATATCTACAATTTTTTGACTCTATCGTTACATTTTCTAAAATAAATCCATTTTCTCCTGCATTAAAAGGTGCGAATTTATTATGTATATTTGTATTAGTCCCATTGTAGTCGAATACAATTTTAGATCCGCTAGAACCAATAATATGTACGCCATTAGACAAAAATATTCCTATCATCTCATTGTCTTTATAATTATTCAAGTAATCAATTCCAAATTCCTGTACTAAATCAAACGTTTCTGCATCTAAATATATGATGCTATTTTTGCTTTTAATGGCTTCTGAAACTGCATCTTTTATTTTTGTGAACTCTCTATTTTTACCAACGTAATAAATTTTAGAAATATTCTCAACTAATTTTAAGTCTAACTCACGCTCATTAAATTTCCCATAATGATATTCTTTAATTTCACATGTGGAAATATACGCTTTGTTTGCATCGGTTGAATTATATGAAGTAGCATATACTACGCAATCAGAATCTAAAGCAATAAATCCATCATCTGCGTTACCTGAAAAGCCCGAATATTCTGTTAATGGTTTTGTATATTCACTGTTTTTTATAAAAGTAAAATTAGGAGATATTTTATGCACAAAATATGTTCCCTTAGGAATTGAAACTGGTAAATAGGAACTATATTCAGATCCAACATCATGAGTATCCAAATCGCTCCAATATGCACTACTTGATGTCTTTTCATCATAATTTAAAAATTGATAATCAAAAACGATTGTATTATCTTTTAGGGTTTTTATATCATTTTCCATATCATCTATAGAAAAATCAAATATTTTTTTTTCACCAAAATACCCATAAGACGGTAATTTTTGAGTATCGCTTCCGATAGATTCTGTTGCTATAATAATCGGAGACGTTTTATATCTGGTAAGATATACTACTATTTCTTTTTCGACATTTAATTCAAAAAAATGATCAGTTTTTTGCAGATATCCTTTATAAGATGGAATTTTTCGTCTTTCTGCATTCCCATCATTAAAAAAACAGAAATTATCTACATCTCCATAACAATAATATTTTCCTATGCGTAGTTTTAATGGAGGATATGCAGAATAATCATCATTTGATACTAAATCCGATTCTGTATAATAATAACCATTTGAAAAATTATCAGGATTAATAAATTGAAAAGCAGCAGAAACAAAATCAGTATTATAAGAACGGATTCCTTGATTCTCAAAGTTACCTAAGTCCTGCTTTAGTGAACTAACATCTGTACTTAGCTGTGCATAGTCGGATGGGATATTATCCTTAACCTGATCAACGATTTTCTGCGTGGCATTAGCGATAGCATCGTTAATGTCACTCTTGGACATGTCAGAGCCGTCTGGCACTGCGGCAGCATCTACAACCATGATGATAGGGGCAGACTCCACTACCTTATCACCAGATGTTACCTTGACCTTGCATCTTACCTTGCCTGCTACAGCCGTCATCTGCTGCTGTATAGTTACGGTTACAGTACCGCTAGAGTATGCGCATTTATACGCAAAAAACTTGCCATCAGGCTTACCACCCTCAAAAGTTACAGCTGCAGAGGTGGGAGCAGTCCACTTGCCAGAGGATGAAAATAAGTTAAAAACAAGTGTTCTTCCTATATCGTCATATTGTGACACATTGATGATGGCTGGAAGAGTTCTCCTTGGGGTCATATCCAGCTCATAAATTGCTTTAATCATTTTGTTCTCCTCTCAAAATTTTTTCGTGATTTTGTACCACTTTTATGAGATCGGCTATCAGCTCTTCATAGCCAATAGCACCGTAAACTACTTTATCAGCACCTCTAAACTCTTGTAGCAATGCCAGATTATCCATAGATAATTCTTTTGCGGTTTTTTGCACCTCTTGATATACAAGTCCATGATGCACTTTAAGCTCACTATCAGCCTTGTAAGTATACGTCACTGGGTTTAAAGCCATTATCCAGTCTGTGGCGGTATCACAAGATATATCTTTGATGTTATCCTTTAGCCTTTTATCAGATGAGTGTACGATAGTTCCATTTACTGCAACTGTACAAGTTCCTGCCTCTGTATCATTAACCTTTTTCTTTCCAGAAAACGTAAACTCACTTGTCCCAGCAGGCGCAAGATAGTTTTGCAAACGTCCAGTGTAATCATATAAATTATCACCTGTCGTTACGTCTGAGCCAGAATGGAAATCGCAGTATGCAATACCCTCAGCTGAGTCGTTATTGCCGTAAAGCTCAATTCCATAATTGATAAATATTGCCTTATCAAAACACACATCTTGCCGCTCGTATATCCCTGTATCTTTGTTATATACTCCACCCTGCGAATACATAGAGCCAATTTTAAAACGTCCGTTAGTGTTAATATATCCCGCACCAACTTTAAGCAAGCCAGAGTTTATAGTTACTTCGCCTGAGTCCATATCGGCACAAAAAAGAGTCTTTCCAGCGTTATCTACAACCTTTAGCTGTCCAGTATCTATATACGCTGCGTTGATGCCCACAGTGTAGATTTTTTGCAAGATTGCTGTACCGCTCCAATCTAAGCCGTTGTAAGTCTCGCCGCCATCAACAGAAAAGATCATGCCACCGTCATTGATGCGGATGATGGTCTGGGACTCATTCAGCGATGGCTTATCATGTAAAAACCAATCATGCGCCCCACCAGTTCCTTTATCAGTTACATACAAACCGCTGCCCTGCTCTACCTTCTTTACAAGCTCTGCAATCGCTCTTTTTCTGGCAGAGGTTTCCTTGTTGATTTCCTCTTGCGTGTTCTCGTCAATCTCCGTGAGCTTCTTGGTGAGGCTGTTTTGGGTACTTCCTACCGTGATACTATCATATTTATCAAGTAGCACATCATACACGGTTTTTACAACTTTTGCAGTTGTGTTGATACCCAAATTTTCAAAAATAACGTTTACTGTATCACAGAGGTTGACAGACTCTAATGCAGCTATATCTTTGTACTCCTCAAACTGCGACAGTACTACAAAAGATACTGTAAGAGATACATCCGGCACGCCTACACCGCTCTGCGTGATGTAATTTTCTGCTTTGGCTCTAAGTTGTTCTGCGGTTGGTTTTTCCTCAAAGCTTGCCGAAAAATCATGTACCGCAGTCCGTTTATACGGAAAGTTATTTGCGTACTTGCTGTACACTGATACTTCTGGAAGTGTTACAACCTCTTCGGTTTCCTCACTTTTCCAGAAAGGGCAGATACCTGTGATCGTGTTCGCAATACTTTCCTCTTGTTTTAGATCGGTGAGGTTCTTGCCATAGCGAATTGTTACACCTTTATTTGATCCTCGGTTTTGGTGTAGCTTTACGGTGTATCCAGTAAACTCATACTCGCCCTTGTAGGTATCCAAAATGCTCCCCTCTACACCACCAAGCAGAGCACGGCAAGAGGTCGGAACTGTAAAAGCCATTTTTGCTTGCGTTTCTTTGCTAGTCCAGAAAGAAAAAGGGTTATCCTCTGCTGAGTACTTTTTGAGGTTATCCATCGCCTCCACTACGTTAGATGCTTCAAAGGGTGTTACTGGTATATGTGATAGCTGATATGAGATATGCTCCGCATTTACCTTTACAATACCATTTAAAGGCTTGCTGATAGCGTAAATGCGAAACGGTTCTGGATCGGTTTTGTAGGACGGTACGGCTTTGATAATTCTTGATAATTCCAAATCCTTAAAATGCTGACCGCTCAAAGGGTAAGTCATTGTCAACTCATATGAGCCATTTCTTTCTTCGGTGACTTTGCAGCTAATCATATCCACCAAAGCTCCCAAGCCCTGTGATTTAAAAAGCTTTTCGGTCGCTGAATATAAAATCGGTATCAAATTGTCCACCACCTCCCAGTAATCTCTATTGATGTTATTCCACCAGTAAAAGTAATTAAATTTATCCCAGATTTAAGTTCTGGGAAGCCAGAAGCAAGCACCACATAACTGTTCATGTTCATATTTCCTCTGGTGCAGTCCATCAACTCAGAGTCAATCGTTACATAAGCTTGCAAGTTTAAGCTCATCGAATAATCGCCAATTTTTAGGGTAGATTGTCCATTCCCATATACTTTTATAAGTGGTTTCGAAGCGAACTTTGTAGGATTGAAAATTATACCTGCCGAAGTAAATTTTTCTACCCTCTCTCCATCTGTAAGCCATTTCTGGGGCTTACAATCAAAAGTCACTGTAGCTTTTGCGCTGTGATTGAGTGCTGCTGTTGTGTAGGTAATAGCATCCGTCACAAGTCCCATTCTGTAGTACTCTGGATGGTGACTATCCTCTAGCCTGCAATAGCTTGTAGGGCTTTTGAGCCATGCGCTGATCGAGTCCGCAAGGTTCTCAAACCGATTTTTACACACTATAGTGTAGGCTACGGAGGCATTTTCAAAGCATCCGTTATCTTTGATTAAATCTCCGTTCCTGCCAGGTATCGTATACTTTGTTACGCTCCTTTTGGGAGCGTTAAAGGTGTTTTGCGCTCCCACTAAAAGATCGTAGTCGGCAGAGGACTCGCCATTGTATATCAAGTAGTGCATCATGCAAATACCCTCCTATCTCTGTCATAATCGTCTGCCATGCGTTTTGATACCTCCTCGGCTACAGCGTCCGCAAGCTCCTGCTTGTCTTTGTTATAGCCGTTAATATTGATAGTGATTGGTGGGCGGTTCTTTCCACTTCCATTGATCTTCTTAGCAAGGGCATTCAGCCAACCTTCCGATTTTTCAAGTGGCACAACTGCCTCGTCTCCTGCACCTTCCAAGTAGCCTTTCTGCCCCTTGCGAAGTATGCCGCCCTCTTCAAGCTGGCTGATTCTACCAAAACTCACTGGTGAAATGTTAATACCAAAATGGCTACCACCGATGCCAGGAACCCATTCTGGAACTGAAACAGAAATCCTATTCATTGCGCCCACGATTGCATTCAAGCCTGATTCTACGAAACCGATTGCTCTATTGATCAATCCAATAACTGCATTGATAGGAATTTTTGCCGTTCCGACTATTCCACCAAATACAGTGCTAAATGTATTGACAATTCCATTCCACGCTTCGCCCCATTTGCCTGCGAAAATGTTAGAAATAAAATCTATCATGCCATCAAGCATAGGCTTTAAAACGGTATCATATAAACTTGTAATGGTCGAAAAGGCGGTTTCTACATATCCAGAAATTGCAGAAAAAACAGAATCAAAAGTTGGTTTCAAAGTGTCTCGCAGGAAATTTCCCAAATCATCAAATATCGGTTTCAAGGTATCTCTGATATAAGTAGATACTCTATCAAAAGCAGGTACAAGCGTACCATCAATAAATTGCCTGATAGCTTCCCAACATGGCTGTAGATGATTATTCCATGTGTCAACGATGCCTTGAAAAGCCGTTTCCACAAATCCTTTGATTGCTGTAAAAGCGGTTTCAAACAATGGGGCGATATTATCCCGAACTGATTCAATCAGTGCTGAGAATACTGGGTATAGTATTGTCTCCCACACCATCTGTATAGCTTCAAACGTGCCAGATATTACAGTGCTGATTGCATTAAATGCCACTTCAAAAGCAGGTTGCAGATTTGCCGTAACCCAATCATAGATCCCTGCAAATACTGGTAAAAGAATGTTGTTCCAAACATCCTGAATCACTGTAAAAGCTGTTGTGATAAATTCTTGAATGGCTGTGAACGCTATTTCCACTGCTGACTGAATGCCAGTAATAATACCATTGATCACAGTTCCATCTGTCTGTGCATCGGTTACAATCTGCTCAATTACAGATGCAAGGAAGGAAATTACACCCCCGATTACATCGCCTGCAATTTGAATAGCCGCTGCAATACCATCAACGATTGCTCCAAGGACTGTTATTGCTACCCCGAAAGCATCCGCAGCACTGCCAGAATCAAGAAAGTTAGTAACAAGTTCTATAAGATAGCTTTTCAGGCTTTCAAATGCCGTCATCAGTGGCATAAACGCATTGATAATGCTGCTAAATGCACCAGATACAGCACTTGTGAGCTGACCTATCCACTCCATGATCGGTAAACTACCGATAAAATCAAATACTGCTGTTGCAACAGAGGAAAATAATTTGAAGTTATTTAAAAGATGTCCTGCGAAGATTTGTGCAAGAGCTGTAAGTGGGCCAGAAACAAATTTGCTTACAATTTCTCCTGCTGCTGAGATACCCTGTTTTAAGGTGTCCACTACACTTTTAGCCGCAGACATTTTTCCTTGTGCTTTTTCCATTGCAGAGGAAGAATCTTCTGTTACTCCTAAAAAATCTTGTACTACTTCAATGAGTGGCTCAAATACCTTAAATAGCTCTTTTACTGCGCTTCCTACACCTGAGAAAGCTGTAGAAGCTGTCTTTTTCAACTGCTTAAACCATGATACAAGAGGTAGCTTAGTTATAGAGCTAAGCTTTGCAAGTAGCTTAGTAAACGCATTTTCAGCTACTTTTCCAACCGACTTAACCATGCCAAGAAGTCCACCACTTGATAGTCCATTAGTCAGGATTGATACCGACTCTGAAATAAGATCAATGGCAGCCTTTAATTTACCAGAAAACAAATTGTAAAAGGCTAACTTTAAGCCGTCCATTGCAGAATCAAGAAGAGTCATCGAACCTTCGAGGTTATCTAACTGTGTCTGCGCCTGCTGTGCTGCTGATCCACTCGCTGCCGCCAGAGACTCCTTGAAGCTATTGGTTTTCTCAGCAGATACAGCCGCCATCTTGTTATAAGCGTCCAAACCTTGCACACCAAAGATAGTATTAAGGGTTGCGTTCTTCTGCTGATCTGACATGCCAGATAATGCCCCTGTGAGATTATCTACCACATCGTTAAAATCACGTGCAGTTCCATCCGCGTTATATGCAGATACCCCCAAGCTATCCAAAGCCTTTTTAGCCTGATCTGTAGGTGTGTAAACCTCGGACATTGCAGAGTTAAGTGCAGTCGTTGCATTTGAGCCAGTAACATTAGCTTCTGCCAGCTTCAACAGAGACAGCGTTACAGAGTCCGAAGCTTGCCCGTAAGCTGAGGCATTGGCAGAGACACCAGATAATGCCTCGCCTAATGCGCTTACATCAGTATTTGCAAGGGTAGCACCCTTAGCCATCAAATCTGCATAGTATGCCGCGGACTTGCCCTCTTTACTAAAGCCTTTCAGCGATGATGTAAGGTATGTGGCAGAAGATTCCATGGACATTGCGCCAGCTGAAGCAAGATCAAGCGTTGTGCTTAAAAGGGTAGCTCCGTTGGCATCTTCGGTAAGGATATCGCTTGCAGACATACCTGCCATTGCAAGTATATTGATACCTTCGGCAGCTTCGGTGGCTGTGAATTTTGTGGTCGCTCCCATTTCCTCAGCCGCAGCCTTTAAATCACCAATCTGGTCTACTGTCTGACCTGTTGTCGCTGCAACCTGTGAGATAGCTGTATCAAATGACTTTCCAGTCTCTACTGATGATGATATAGCACCTTTCAGTAGATCAAAGCCTTTAGTGGCTACTGTGCCTATAGCATCTGCTATTAACTTGCCCTTCGCTACAGCACGTGTAGCAAGAGATTCTAAGTCATCTTCCATGCCTGACGAATCAACAGATATCCCTGCAACAAGTTCAAGTATATTCACAGCCTCACCTCCAGTCCTGCCGCTTTAATGATTTTTGTTATGATCTTTTCTGCATCTTCTTCCTTTTTTGGCTTTCCATATGCCGCATCATAATATCGCTGCTGCATGATGTGTCCGCCTGCAAAGTTAGCAGTGTTTTCACAGATTTTTTGCAGCGCATCCGTCACATAAACTCGATAAAGCAGGTTCTCTACGTACTGTGCATGTCTGCCTTGCACATACGCGAAAAAACCTGCTAGTGTTCTACCTCTGTAATCTCCTATGCAGAGGTAAAGCACTCTCCGCGTCTCCTCGTCTGCGCTCAAGTAAAAAGCTTTACGAATTCCTCGTCTGACATTAGGTCAGTAAGATCGTGAATAAACGATGCCATGCTCAACCCCTGCTTGTACTCGTCCTCGGTCTGCTGTGAAATAATAGCCATGATCTTAATCAGATCGTCCTTATGTCCTTTGATGAGCGCAGGAATATTTTTCTGAATGCGTTTCAATGCAAAAGTAGTTCTGCTTTCACCCTCTGGAAGCTCTGCCTTTTTAAAAATTGCCGCTGCTGCTTCATCCATTGCAATATTGGTTACTGGCACAATCAGTTCTGCAAGCACATCAAGTACCTGATCGCCTTTGATCTCCGATAATTTCATCACTCGCCACCTGCCTTAACGTATACTTTGTATGGCACTTCGTCTGGATTCTCAAGGCTATAGTGTGCGGTATACTCAAAGGTAAAAGTACCCTTTGCCTTGTCGGTGGTCTGCAAGTTGAAGCCACCTGTTGAAAGTGCATTCTTAATATTGATCGCGATAAATCCACCCTTGCCGTAATCACCCACAAACCAGATATCTGCAAAATCTGCATCTGTAAGTGTTGTACGAGGTGTGATTGTTGCCTTAGACGTGTCGATGTCTGCTGCTGCCGCAAGATTCTTAATTTGTTCTGCTGTTACTGCTACATAAGTACCTGATACCTTAATTTCTCGGCTATCAAGCTCTTTCAGCTCCTTGGTGTTCTTCGGGCAGTTATCAATGTCCTCGCCATAATCCGTAAAAGATGGAGTATCAGAGAAATTGATACCGCCAGAAGTTGCACCGATAATATTTGTTGCAGTAATTGTCCATGTCTGAGGATCAAACTCGGACATTAAAATGCCTGCATTCATTTGGATATGCTCAAATACTTTATCTGGCAATTTTGTTGCTGCTTTTCCCATTTTGATTACCTCGTTAAATATTCGAGTGTGACGTTGCAATATCTGCGCTTAACTGTCGGTGATGTCTCGTCCGTGAGGGACTGACACCACGGAACACCAGTTTTTACCCAGATCAAGCCCTCGTCACACTCAATCAAATCATGTTCTAAGATATATTTTCTAAATTCTTCGGCTTTTTGGTTGGGGATTGACTCCGATTCCGTCCAAAACCACATATTTACTGCTATAGGCACGTCCGAATCCCCAAAGCTGCCTGTGATATACTCATAGGTCAGCCACGGAAAAACTGTGTCATCTGGAACGGATGTGGAAGGATAAGCCGCCATGCCAAAAGCCGTAAACCATGCCTGTAGCGCCTTATCTTTACTCAACTAATCCTGCCTCCTTCCATGCCTTATGCAATTTGTCCCCGTTCCATGCAATCCAATCAACCATTTCCTCGTTGATCGCCCATCCCTGCATCGAAAAATTCGAGTTGTAGACAAGTCCAGACTCGTTAAGGAAAGCGTGTACAATTTCATGCCTAAGCACTTGTTTCATTCGTCCTGCTGGGTCAGTTGCGATTGGATCACAGTCTGGGTTAGCAGTCTGGTCGATGAGGAAGATTTTTTTACTATATGGGTCAGTCCACCCATCACAGCCCTCACACGTTTTATACTGATCGTGTTGAACTACTGTAATCTGATACTCACATCCGAGTACCGTTATACTATTTTTAGGATTCATCATGTCGTTAACTCCCACTTCTCTGCTGTCACCTGCGCCATATCTAATCCCGATACCTGCGGTGATACCTTGTCTCCTGCATCAGAGGTTACGCGAAAGGTCTTGCCGTCCGAAAGCCGCTTAAAAACATCATGATACGCAAGCTGACATGATCTATGAGTCGTAATTGTAAAAACGCTTGTTACCCCTGATTTCTCAGCGACACGAGCATCTAGGGATGTATCACGGCTAATAGCCGCCTGAAAGCCTGCCCCTTCTACCCATGTAGTCTGAAAGCCTCCTGCGCCATCTGGCACACGTTTTTTTTCAATCAGCCTGCAACCTTCCATCATATTTTCTACAAGTTTCATATCTTCCTCCATGTGTGCAGGCGGTTTCTGAAAGCCTCCTGCCAAGTAGCTGTGCCTGTGCTTCCCTGAGTCGCTTTGGTGTAACTATAGCCGCCAAAGGACTCTGACATATACGGTGTAGGGTCTCCGTATTTCTTCTGCCACTCCTCGATATCCAGTGCAAGATCAACGACTTCCTGCGGTATGCAGAGGGCTGAAATCGAACCGGTAAATCGCTCCTCCACTCTGCATTCGCAAGGATATCTGTACACCCCATCATGGAAGACAGAGCCTTGAACCAGAAAATATTGCCCCTCTTGCAGAAAGGTGATGGGCCGCTGTACTCCTGCATCATCAATGTAGATATTATTATCTCGGAGTGTGAAAACACCCTCATGTGTGCCATTAGGTGCAACAAAAAAGTTGCGTATGTGTGTTAATACCTGATACAGCATAACCCCACCTTTCTCAGCCTAAAGACTTGATACGTGCAATCGGGATCGCCTTGTGATCGATCTTAGTACCTGTCGTGCTCTCTACCAATGTCCAGTTGGTTGCTGTCTTGAAATCTGTTGGCATAGGAGAAATAATGCTTGTAGACTTTTTGAAGCTGATGCCTCTCGGAGCGATAGCCCTTCTTCTACGAGTTACAAGAATATTCTCGCCACCATTAGTAAGAGGGTCACGCGTAGTCTCGTTTGGCACTGTTACACCGATGTCGCAGTAGTCCAGCGCACCTCTACCGAGAATATAGGTAGTATATGCGCCAGTCTCTTCATCAAACGGCACATCATCATCAATCAGGACAATTCGTCCGTTCCATGTTACAAGTGCGAGGTCTTTTTCTACTCCGTTTGCATCTACTCCCTTGCCATACTGCAAGAGCTGCATGTTCTCCAGATTGGTTGATATCTGAGAGTGCATGATCACGAGGGAAAAAATATTCTTGTTAGCTCCTGCCGCCTTCTGAATAGCACTGTTGAGCGTTGTTGCATTAACAACCTTTTCCGTTTCTTCTGTGATGTCCAGTGTGTGAGCGTCAACAAACTTTTTATCGCCAACCGCTGTCATCGAGAAAATACCCTCTAAGATCGCCAGAATGTTAAGCTGCTGATCATCGTCCCAGTAACCACCAACCTGTTTTGCAATCTCATCCATAAAATTATGCCCTGTGATATCCTGCGTGAAGTCTCTTTCTTTCCATGAATGGGCACGACCATGCGCAATTATGCCCTGCAAGTAGGTATCAATTCCCGTTGATGTAATAGTTGTTTGTCCGTCATAATTCTGTGCATCGCCACCAATTAAGCCTACCATCGGGAGAGATACATAGTTGCCGCCTGTATTCTCATCAAGCATTGTCTTTAACTCAGGGCGATTGTTAAAGATCCCTGCCTTTAAGAAAGCGTTCTGTTTGATTCTCGGTACTGTATCAAGATACTTTCCAAATACTTCGCCATTAAAATGTTTATTGTCAAAAATTGGCATATTTTACCTCTTACTTTCCGAGCCATGCTTTAACGTCTGGCGCACCAGGATGTGCATTTGCGTACTCCATCTTTTCACTAAGAGACATTTTCTCAAACGCTGACCCACCTCCATTATCAGGTGGATTCTGGATATCTGCTCCTCGCTGCTCTGTGGTTGCAATGTAGTCCTTGTAGTTTTCCTTGATGCTCTTGGTAAGCTCCTCAGCTCCCTCAATCTTGCCATCTTTCAAGGTTAATGCCTCAATTTCCTTGGCACTTGCCTTAACCACCAGATCAACCAATTTGTTTGATACTCCTGCACTTGTAAGCAGTTCTTTGTAAGCGTTTTCTTTCGCCTTTGCTTCCTGTGCCTTAGTCTCATTAGCCTTATAGTCCTCAAATGCTGTATGTTCGTAGTTATACTTGGTTTCCCACTCCTTCGCCTTGGTTTCCCACTCGCCAGCCTTGTTCTTTGCGCTGTCCTTTGCATCATCTAACTCAGCCTTTAACTGGTCAGTTTCCACGTGTAGAAGATCGAGGATTTCTCCAATCTTCTCCTCATCTGTTGCATTCTCGTTTTTAAGCACTGCTCTAATATCTGATTTTTTTAAACCCATTGCTATTTCTTCTCCTATTCTTTGGGGCGCATTCTCGCGCTATAGCCGTATTGCGACTGTTATTCTTTACAGTGGCTACACCCTACCATGATTTTTGATTGATGTTGTGCCAACTTTCAAAATGGCAAAAGAAAAAGGAGGGTGTTAACCCTCCAAATTCTCTCGTATGATTTTCGCGTATTCGTCTACATGATTTGCAAGCGCAGGTTTCAAGTATGGTCTTGCCTTCTGTCCATTTGTCATGTGCCAGTTGCCCTTGCTATCCTCGTATACCCACGAGGTTTTTCTTCCTCCGTCAGCGTACTTTCCAGTTCCCAATTCAACATCATTTTGTTATCGTAGAGGCTTTTTATCCTCTACTTCTTGCAATTTATCATTTTGCAAGTTCGGCATATATTATCACCCTTTATAGGGTGTCAAGCACTCGTGGTCACATTATTGCTCCCTTAACGCTCAGTGACTATGCTCTACGGTGGTCAGTGGTTTTCTGACTTACCTCGGTGTCAGGTCTAAATAATTCGCCTAAAGATATGTTTTCGTGTCTGTGATAACGTCCAAGTATGGTTACATAGTCAAGCTCAAAGATTCTGCACCACTGCGTTAATGTTTTTTCAGCATTTCCTATTTTGATTTTAATGTTACTTCTGCGATTGTTACATTGTGTAATGTTGTCTGTCCACCTACAATTATCTGGGCTATAATTTCCATCATTATCAATTCTATCAATGGTTAATTCTTCTCTGTATCCATTTTTCATTGACCATTCATAAAATTTTAAAAAGTCATTTTCCCATTCTTCACACATTTTTATACCTCTTCCACCATATGCATAAAAATGTGAATTATTAGGGTTATTACATCTAGCTTTAATTCCTTGCCATTTGCTATATAGCCGTGTTGTGCCAACCTTGAAACCTGCGTGATTAAATTTTTTCTTTGCCTCGCTTTTGTTCAAATTGGTTTCATCCTGCTCTTTTTTTAGACATCCGCAAGACCGTATCAGCCCAGCCTGTAAGCTGTCTGATCTTACTCTTTTTAAGTTTCCACAATCGCATTGGCATATCCAATAGGTTTTTCTTGTGCTTGTTTCTGCAAGCCCGATTACGGTAAGCCGTCCAAACTTTTTTCCAGTTAAATCTTTAACTTTTCCCATATCTTTCATAATGTTCCCAACTCCTTTTTTCTTTTATTATATCACATTTTACGTGAGTTGGGAACAGAAATCTTTCACCGATTTTGCTTGATTTTTCAATATCTGTTACCAGATAAAGCCGCATGTTAGTCTACGGTGCATACTCTACAGCACTGCCTATCAGTACCTTGCTGTTTCCGTCCATCTGATGTGTAATGCTATTGCGTAGATTTCCAGTGTCTACAGGGCATTTCTCCTTGGCATAGCGTTCTGCTGTCAGTCCACACTCCTCTAGTGCTTTTTTGATCTGATCGCGACTGGCACGGATAACAGCACCAGTATTGTCAATCTCAATTCTTACACTACTTCCCATGTCTCTGTTTCCACTCCTTATAGCTTTTTACGTCATGGTTGTTTCTTCTTGCCTGATCTGCATGTATCGTGATTGCTACCATGGTACAGCGGCAGTTGTATACCTCACACGGCTTGCCTTTAGGGTCGGCAGGGTACATACAGCCGTTCGGAAAAGGCTCATCATACCTTACCCTTACTCCGTTTAGCTGCCTGTGTGAATCTCTCACTCGGTGATCGTTTGCTGACATCCACTCTTTCTGCATTTCAATCCCTATGGCAGAGGCACGGTTATAGCTTTCCTGCCGCCCACCATTCTGTGCGCCTGTTATCATCGTCCTTGCATTTCTGATAGCTGCGCTGCGGTTCATGTTGGTGACGTTCTCCAACCGCTTTGCCAGATCGCCCACCGCATCCCCTTGTAAGATACCTTGCAGCACTGCATTCTGCACCTTTTGGCGATTCCATCGTTCATCCTTTGGGATATCTACTCTTGCAGGTGGTAGCAACTCAATCTCACCCTCAGACAGTCTCCTGATTGTGTCCTCATCCAGAAGATCAAAGCTTATGCCGCTTCCTTTCTCAATCTCATAGGCTGAGTAATTGTAGTTCTCGCGGAATACCTCAGGAGTTACGTTGTTGATATAGTCAGCCGCCAACTTATTTGCATCGGTAAGCCGCCTTGCCATCTGATCTCTCAGGGCTTCCCACCTTGCCCCTCGTGCTACCTGATTGTTAACCCACTGGAAGAACTCTGCATCTGTATATTTTCCTTCCATGTATGCGTTATACTCTTTCAGGTAGCGTGATTGGAACGTTTTGAAGTACTCCGTAGCCTTTTCTTTAAGCTCTTTGTGTGCCTCCTGATATACCTGCTGTAGCCGCTTTTCTACCTCTCTCAGCTTTTTTTCTGTGTATTTGTCGGAGTAACTACTCACTTAGTATCAGTCCCTTCCTCTTCGTCATCCTCTTCCTCTTCATCGTCTGCTGAAAATCTCTTAATCTCTTCTGCCTGCCGCTTTTCAATCTCTGTGGCAGCTTCCTCAGGAGTAAGAAACGGAAGATGCTGTATAATGCACTCATCGGAAAGATAGTTTGAGGCTTGCAGTACCATAGAGGTCTGCTCTGTCTGATTAGCTACTCTATTCCATGTCAGTGTCGGGTTGTCCGTAATCCCTGCTAGTTCAAGAATCTGTTGCACGAAATCAAGGACGTAATATTCAAAATCAGCGCACTTATTATCCTGTGCCTGATATGCCGCTTGTATCTCCTGAGTGGTTTTTGCCGCTGCTGAGAGGGTCTTAACGTCCAAAGCTTGGAAATCCTCATATAGATCATTACGCAGCAGTTCAATCATTGCTTGCCTTGATTCTACCGGAACCTCTAGCGTGTGAGCTTCTGCTTCCGTTCCATCCTCTACTACTGCCGCCCTTACAGATGCCATACGCTGGATGAACTTTGCAAGGTCTGGGTCATCCATGCCGCCCTCATTTTTTAAAATCCAGTAGAAGCCTGCCGCATCATCTATATCATTCGCAAGTCCGTTCTTGATATAGTCGTAGCAGTCAATGCTTTCCCTGATTCCAACTAACTCACTTTCATGCTCATCATTGGCATATAGTGGGATAATTGGCAGCCCTGCATAGTTACTTTCTATTTCATCGTCTACTCCTACAGCCGTCTTAGTGATCGTTTTGATATATCCCCTCTTTGAGTTAACCACCTTGATAGGCTCACGGTTGACTTGCTGAAAATCTGTGTAGCCATCAGGCTCATACAGAGTACACTTAAAAACGATATCGTCTCCCACTACCCTGCACCAATACCTTATGCCTGCCATTAGCTGTGAAGTTTCCTCACTATACAGCGGGCAAAAACCTGGCTTCGACGGCGTATCAGCATAGCCGAAAACTTCCAGATGATCCACATTCCAAAATCCAAAACCTCTTCCACCTGCCATTGCTCTTTTTGCCGCAAGCTGTAGCTTGAAGTCGAAATCTTTTCCTAACTTCGCCTTATTCTCTGGCTTATCTAGCTTCAAGCCATTGCCTAGTACGTACTGCACCTGCTGTTGGCATAGTCTGCGGAAGGCCAATGTCTTTGTTTTGAAATTAGACGAAAAAACGTCAGCTACCTGTTTTCCACTCAAGGTATACAGCATTTTCTGAAATTTCTCTATGGTAGTGTTATGCTTCGCAAAGTACCTCTCTCCGTCCTGTGCTTCCGCATACTCTCGTGAGCACTTGAAGCTGTCTACAGCATCACGGCAAAAAGCTCCTCTAGCCTCATCGCTTACCCCAACAGCAAGCAAATCCTGATATGTTTTCATAGTGTCTCCTTTTACAGCATGTAATTGCCGCTTGCTACTGCTGCATCAAGTGCGGCTCTTGTCTTTTTAATCAATCTCTTGGTTCTTACAAAATATCGTACTGCATCCATACAGTGGTCGCTTTCCTTGTCCACTTTCTCCTCGCCTCGGTCTAGGGCTTTCTGATCCCACACGTAAGCTCCAAACTCTTTTATGGTGTATTTGCAGCAAGCCATAAACTTTAATCGCCTAGTTTGCAGCATAGTTGAAACGTCTGAAATTCCATTCGTTACATCGTTATCCGCATCCTTTACGTGCAACCCTCGGTTTCTCACCTCTACTTTCAGCGCAGCAGCAGAGGGATCAATGATTACCTGCTTTGGCTTGATTCCATTTAGCATTTCCGCAAGTCCGTCTACAAGCTGTCCCACTGTCTTTTGTTGACTCTTCTCTCGCCCACTGTAGTAGTATTCTTTCAGGCATAGCCAATCGTCTGTCCCTGCAATTCTGCGCCAAAGCAGAAAGGTCGTTGCGTTTTGAATACCAAAGTCAGAAGAAACGTAATAATCTCCGATTGTGTCAGGTTCTTCTTTCAACACGTTCTCTTCTTTCGAAAACATATCATATACAAGTCCCTCAGCTATGCACCAGAGTCCGAGAATGTAACGCTTATAGAACACTCCCACGTACATGTTACGATATCGCTCTTTGATCTCTTCTGAGAGTGAGAGGTTATCGTCCATTGTAAAGTGCAGGTAAATTAGTTTCTTTTCCTTGCGCTTATCTATCCAATTTACCTTGAACCAATGTGAAGGCGAATCAGGATTGCAGTTAAACCAGAATTTTGAACCATCTACTGAGCATCGTCCTGTTGCTTGGTTTACGAAGCTCTCAGGCATAAGAGCCACTTCATCAAAAAATACACCTGCAAGCGTGATACCCTGTATCAAGTCTTGTGATCGCTCGTCCTTGCCGCCAAAGACATAAAAGTAGTTCTCCGTTTCTCCTCTCGATATGATAATCAGATTGTCGGCTCTATGATCCTCCACTTTGTAGCCTCTGGCTCTTAGCATCAGCTTTAGCCAAAAGAGGACGTTGCGGCGAAATGATCCAATTGTTTTGCCGCACATTGCAAAATTCTGACTTTCGAAGTTAGTCATAGTCCAAAATATGAAAGCCAGTGACATACTCAGCGTTTTTCCTGATCGAATAGCACCATCTGCAATGATGCCCTCCATATCTTTTACTGGGGATGTATCACACCACCAATTAAGCACCTTGCGTTGCTTTGGAGAGAATGGTTTAAAATGAAAAAACTGTTTAACTTTCTTTATCAGGCTCATCTGTCCAGCCCTCCCAATCCGCAGCGGCACTACCTTCAAGTGCTTGCAGGAATCCGTCATCAGCAAGCTCTTCCTGCTCGTTATCCTGCTTTAGCCGTTCGGTTTGTGCGTTAATCTGTGCTATCTTTGCCTCTTGTTCGGCTGTAGCTAAGTCCATATGCGCTGCTAGCCAATCAAGTGCTTTCATACGGTCAGCTAGCTTGATACTTGCCCCATCTTTTCCTTGCTTAACTTCTGTAAGGATAGTTCCGTCTATCTCAGTAGAGGGCTTGAAACGAACGACATTAACAATCTTGGTAAGTGGTTTCTCATCTCCTGTGTCGGGGTCTTTAATTTTGATCGGGCCATATAACCCCATCACTGGAACTTCTTCCGTTCCAAAGATTAGATAATCGGTGATATCAGAAAATGCAATATCCATATACTTTTGAAAAATGTCATGCTCACTTAAAAATTCTCGGTTGATCCGAGCTTGCTTTAGCCTCATGATTTCGTTTTTAATTTCAACGTTTTTCAACAGTTCATGCCCATGCCCACATGCCATTTGGTAGCTACATTGATACGCTTTTTGATAGGCTTTGGTCGCGTTGAAGCAGCGTGTGTAGATCAAGCAGAAAAGTCGCTGTTTATCTGTCAGTTTTGGGTTCTCCATCACCTGCTTAACTTCTGACTCTATAGCTCTTTCCTTTAGGGTTTTCTTTTTATCCGAACGCTCGTTATTTTTTAGCGAACGTTCGCTTTTCTTTTCCGAACGCTTGGTGTCTCCCTTATCCCACTTGTAAGTGCTTTTCCACCGTCTAACCGTTCCTTCTGGCAAGCCTAACTGACTTGCAATCTCAGTTAATTTCTTACCCTGCAAATACAATTCCTTTGCCTGATCAATCCTTGCATCTGGTGCTCTTGCCAATTTGTTCACCTGCTTTCCGTATATCAAGAAAAGCCGCCTTTCCAGACGGCTATGCACCCTGAGGGTGTGGCGAACCAGAATTGCACTGGGGGAGTATATCAACTCAGCCGCTTTTACCGCCTGTGGCTTATAGGAGGTGTATAGAGTCGTCAACAGCTTTCTCCGTACTCCCATATTGTAGAACTAATTTTGATTGATGTTGTGCCAACTTTTAGAATCCTGCATTTTTCCCAACGAGGTTTACAAAATCTATTTTCCACCGTTGGATTGTACGCTCTGAGAAGCTTAATATCATTGATACCTTAGGCACGCTGTAGCCCTCAAAGAACAGCAATTCTATAGCTTGCAGCCTATCTCTGTAATTCCCATGCTTTATTGCAGTTTCTTTTACAGCCTGCTCCATTGCCTTTTCTATCAACTTTCCTTGCCGCGTATTGGGTGTAGCCCTTGCATAGTGGTTAATCATTCCCAGTACTATGTTGTACCACCAGTTCTTATAGCGTGATGTGTTCAATCATCATCACCACCTGCTGCACACAATGCAAAAACGATAGTTACAATGATTCCTGTAAATACTCCTGCTACAAATACTGCAATTTCCATGTTTAATCCTCCTTCAGTTTTTCTTTTCCTTCCGTACCCGTTCCACCTGATATAAAAATCTGCGATACGGCATATTGCACTGCCTTGCACCTTCTGCTATCGGGATTCTTCCACTATCCACTTTTGCAAAAATTTCATAAAAATTATCTGGAAGAGGGCAATGTGGAGAGCTTTTTTTACTTTCTCCTCTGGCTTTAAGCTGCTCATTTGCATATTTTGTAAATGTTGCCTGTGATACCTTACATCTCTCAGCAGCATCTACTCCGCTTAACTTGCCATCTCTCCATTTCTGATAATTTTCTTCAAAATTTTCAATTTCAAGTTTCTTTCTGTTTCTGGAATATCCTGTGTGCTTTTCTCCTCTGGCTTTTATCTGCTCGTATGCGTACTTTTCAAAAGTTACTGCTGCTACCCCGATTATCTTTGCCCCTTCTGCGGTTGTAAGCTTTCCATCTCTCCACTGTGTATAGATTTCTTCTGGCAGCTCTGCCTTGCGTTTAAATACCTGCTTTGATTTTCTCTTTGTGCGCTCTCTGGTCTTTGCTCCATTTTCTGGAGATTTTGTGGCTTCTGCTCCATTTTTCCGAATTTCTGGTTTTTCCCAGTGCAACCAGTTCTTGTACATGGGGCGGTTCTCGTACTTCTTCCCCCACATTCCCAAGTCCATGTTGTGAGCACGAACATCTGCTACAGCCGCAGCTTCCTCTCGTGTAGCAAATAATCTTGTGCCTAGGTCGCTCTTTTTCCAATAGAATAAGTTATTGGCATTGTCGCCCACCTCTCTGTGCAAGCACACAGATACGCAGCCTAGCCCACCACTTTTCCACTTGTACGGAGATTTTACAATACTTTCCACTACTTCAAGCCCGTAATTTCTAAAACCTTCCATTCCCTTATATCTCATCGTGTAATCGCTTGTGTAGTACTCACATACACAATATACCTTGTCTCCAATTTTTGGACTCCACTCTGTCATGACTGTGTTTTTCTCCCTTCCCAGTAATCAATCAACTCCTGCTCCTTCTCTGTGTAGTCCCAGCACATTTCTGTGTCGTCCAACCAGATAGCAGAGCACTCTACTCCATTGCAATCTGTGAATCTGTACAGCCCTGCACCCAGAAACAGCTTGATTTCTGGCACTAACACATGCGCAGACTCTCTTGCGTACTTTGTATCGTGCATTAACTTCATTTCTTACCTCCTGTAATTCTTCCCAAAAATCACTTTAAAATCTTCATTGGGATATTTTCTTTCGAATGCCTTTTGCCCTTCCTCATGCAGCTTTTCCGCTGCTTCTTTGCAAAAATGCACACCGCAGGGCGGTTCGTTGTGGTGACTATGGCACAGCCAAACCTTTAAGCCATACTTCTCGGATAACTTTCTGTTTGCCGTCCCTCCGAAAATGTGGTGCATTTCAAGCCCTGTGTCTGGCAGGGACATTTCTGCCCCTACCAGTTCTCGGCAGACATAGCACTCTTTTTTTGTCTGCATTATACTTTTCATTTTCCCCTAGTTTGCTGAGTCTGCATCAATCAGTCGCATCCTCTTCCTCCTCCCAGTAAAGTCTCTGTCCGCAGTTATCGCAATATTTTGTCGCCATTGGAATAACTGCGATGAGCTGTTTGCAGCATTCGCATCTATAGATATCTGATACATAATTCCCCTTTTTAATTCTAGCTGGTTTCATTGGAATTGTTTTTTTCGATTGCTTTAATCGCAATTTCGCATGTAGCCTCATGTTTAAAATACTCAATCGCTTGTGCTTTTAATCCATCTTTTAAACACTGCTTTCCCAACTCGTTTTCTGCCTCTCCGATATCCTTCAAAATGTCAAATACCTCATCGGAATCCATCTCAAATTTAATTTGTTCATCCATTTTCCCATTCCTCCTTATACACTAAACGACTCACAGACGCCTATTTCTTCCCTCTAAAGTCTGCACATGCAATAGCTCCTGCAACAGCAAATACACCTGCTGCAACCAGAGTTAACGCATCTCCTGTAGCAATTCCGCAAACAACTAAGTATGCTGTAACTAAATAGTTAATCATTTTGCTCCCCCCCTTCCTCTGAAAAAGCATAATCTTTGATTTTTTTGTCCACGAATCGAATCTGGCTTGGGTTTACCTCACCCATCGTGCCGTCCTCATACTCCACAAGCCCAAATATCATGCTCATTTGTCCCTCTGGGCAACCGCCAATGTACAAATCCGCTGCAACAGGCTTTGCAAAATTTTCCCACATATGGAATAACGCTTTCTTTTCTTCGCCATTTGTGGTTACAATGCATGGGCGAACTCCAAAGTTAATTTCTATATCCATAATATCCTCCTACATGAAATCAAATATTGATAACTGCCCTTCTGGTAAATCCTTTTTATCTTCTCCCAACAGCTGCATGATTTTTTCCTTACACTCTTGAAGCAAATCTAAAATGTGATCTGGTTTCTCGTATCTACGCATATATACCAAATCTTCATGTTTTGCCATATCTTGCAGCCCCTCTACTGGTAGCATTGCTATTTCTGCATCCATCCCCAGTACCTTGTAATTGGCTTTCACGTACTGATACACAGAGCTTTCAAGGCATATCCGCAGAGTGTTTGCCGCGTTTCTCCTGATTTCGTCAGGTCGTGCCATATAATTGTTATCTACAAGGTCAGGAACAGGGCGGTTATATTCTTCGGGGTATTCTTCGGGCTTCAACTCATGCTCGCATCGCCAACGCAAGTCCATAATGTTTTTTCGTTCCTCATTCATCGTCCATCCGTCCGACCACCACCAGTCATTGCCGCCATAGGTTTTAAGTTTCTCCCAGTGTTGGAAAGCCTCTGCCATCTTTTGTTTGATTTCCTGTGGCTTATCCATCCTCGCGCCCTCCTTTCACACTTTTTACATAGCCAAACCGACCATGTGAATAAAAATAGCTTATGCTGGCTTCCTGATCTGCTTTCCCATTATCAATATGGCTTTGGCAGCATTGCTCTGCTCGCTTTCTGGCGCCCTCTTCTCCAAATGCCTGTACATCCCAACCTTCTCCGCAAATATTGCAATGTATGTATTTTTTTACTTTTACTTGATGTCCTTCACGGAAATGTTTTTCTATTTCTGCTTCATTTGTAGAATTTAAACTACAAATTGGGCAATAATAGTAAGTCATGCTTTTAATTCGCTTAAATTCCATTCTCCAGTCCTTCCCGAATCCGGCTTGCAGCCGTCTCTGCATAACCTTCTGTGCGCTGATCCGTGCCACGGTATCTCATGCTCTCCTGCACTGCTTCAATCATCGGAAGTTCTGAATTTTCCAGTGCTCTATATCCCTGCACCTTAAATCCGTCTGCTAGCTGTAAATTCTGCCGTGCTAGTGCCGTATAACGGCTGTGGATCTCTCTGAATGATATTCTATCCCCCTCAGGGTTTTCACTGGCGCATAGTGCCTGATAGCCTAGGGCTTTTACGGTTTCTGCCGTAATCGGGTTGAGGCTTGCCAGTGCCTCAGCCTCTCTCATGTAGCCGTATCTATGGATTGCGTTCATCACCTCGCCCCATCCCTGCTCCCAGTCGGGGAGGGCTGCGGCTTGCTGTGCAAAGCAACGCTTACGGATATCTGCGATTGTTGGTGGAAAATGCTCCTCCATGATGTACCGCTGTGCTGCGTCATTAACCTGCTGCATCGGGATATCCTGTAACATCTGATACCACAAAGAAATAGCCGCCTTAGAATCCAAAAAACCCTTGGTTGGATAGGCTGTCTGAAGGGCTGCTACCACCTGCGCCCACATTGCTTTCTGTTGATTCTCTGAACCATTCTTGTACAGCATCTAATTTATCTCCTTTCTTCAATGGGGTGTCCTTCTGCACCCAAGTATTGTAATTTCCTTCCCACACCTTGATAAAATTGTTTGGCAATACAAACCAGTCAAAGGTTATCATCCATCCCTTTTTGTTATCACCACATAAAAAGCTGCTTGATCTGATATTTTCAATGGCTTTCAATACCGCTTCTTTGCCATATTGTTTAAGCCGTGCTTTTAAGTTGCCATATCGCTTACTTGATGGAACAATCTTGTAAACCTCTGCAATTCCCATAGTTTCAAGCGTATTCCATGCTTGGATAATCTCCTCTATATCAGCAGTACCGACATCTTGTGTCGGTGAATCCGTTACATTTGGAACGGATTGACCCTTTATCTCTACTTCTCCTCTATCCTCTGTATTTTTCTCTTTATTTCTCTCTATACTCTTCTCTTTCTCTGTGTTACAGCTTGTTACAGCCACGTTACATTCCGTTACATCCGCGTTACATTGTAACGCTTTTCTGCTTCTATAAGCTCTTACACGTGCTGCACTGGGGTCTTCTGAGCCTGTCAGATTCGTGCATTCTGGCAAAATATACTCATTATCTGCACATTCCTGCATCAATCCCTGTGCAATTAGAAACTGAATTGTTATTTTTACGTTGTCTGGCTCTTCGTCCAAATCAAGTGCAAGCTCATCGCAGAAATCATCTTCCACTCCCTCAAAGAAAAGCTTTCCTTCCTGCTTGAGTGCCAGCAAAAGCATTTTAAGGTAAATTACTGTGTAGGTATCTCCTCCTGCAATTCTTCTCAGCTTTTTAATGGCTTTCTGTCTGAAAAAATCTTCTGGCAATTTCAGCCAATAATATCTTTTTGCCATCCGCTTATTCCTCCTCTGCCTGCATCACCTGCAAGCCACAGCAAGGGCAGGTTACGGTATTGTATTTAGTATTCTTCGCAAAAGTCGTTTTGTACTCACTCGGTTCTGCATCAAAAATACTTTCACAATACTGGCATGTGAAACGCTTCACTTTTAATTTACGGTTGCCATACTTAATAATCTTCATTCTTTGCTCCTTTCTTGCCCCTCTGCAATGCCTTTTAGATTTTTGATGTGCTTTAGGCTATAAGTTATCACCTAAAACCTTAAATTGCTTTAAAAGGCATCTACGAGGGGGTTAAACGTTATCAATAATCTTTCATGTTGTTGCTACCCTTCCAGATAGCAAGCATCCTCTCTAATTCTTCGGGTGTGATGGTATCAATGCCCAATGACTCTGCGTCCGATACCGTGCCATGTATCAAATCGCTCATTTCTTTGGTGTTGTAGGTGGATGAACCAAAATAGCATCGCACTATATAACTTTCTCCCTCTGCGCTCAAAATCTCAGTGTATCGGAACTTTTCCTTTAAAACTTCCAGTGCCTGGGCGGTTGCTCTCAGGTCTGCAAAAACTCCATACTTTGAGAGCTGCAAGAGGTAGATTGTCCACTTATCTGAGCCTAGACGTTTCGCCATCTTATCGCACAACACCCAAAAGTATGCGTTGGCATCCAAGCTTCGCTTGCTGCGGTGCTTTTCTGCAGTGATATCAAGCTTTTCTACATCTTTGATCTCTTCCACCTCTCGCAGAGTTTTTTCTTTCTCAGACACGGAAAAGGTGATTTTTAGCTTGCCATCTAGTGATAGGCTCATGCCATCAAACTTTCCAGAAACTACCACTGTTCAACCTCAATCTGCGTTGGTGCAAAAACTAACCTTACTCCTTTCGTGCTCATCTGCGTAACGATTTTGTAAAATGCTTTTGCACAAGTTTTTTCATCATCATACTCTGCTACAATCCGCTTTCCATAGTTGTTGCCAATATATATACATTTTTCTCTGTAGTAGATGGCTGCAAAAGAATCTACGTTGTAGGCTGTACTTCTCTTCAAATCCATTAAAAGCATTGTTTTGACCCCCTATCAATTAAACGGTAAACCTTCATCCTCTACGCCATCAGGAATATTCATCCACCCGTCCTTGTGCTGACTTGGTGGTGTGTTCTTCTGTGCCTCTGCCATAGCAGGGTGAGGTACATAGGACTCGCCCTCACTTCTCTTCTCGCAAAACTCCTGCGATTCGATTACCACATCAGTGGTGTACACCTTCTGCCCCTCTCTATTGGTGTAGCTGCCTGTCTGCAAGCGTCCTGTTACAAGCATCTTCATTCCCTGATACATATACTTTTCAGCAAATTCTGCCTGATTGTCAAATGCTACGCAGCTGATAAAATCTGCTGTCTGATCTCCCTGCTTTGTCTGCTTTGATACTCTGCGATCTACTGCCAGAGTGTATCTAGCAACCGCCATCTGTCGTGTACCCTGATTGGTGTATCTAACCTCTGGATCACGTGTCAATCTTCCCATCAAAATAACTTTATTCATTTTCATCCTCCTCAAATTCTTCATCTGTGCCAATAAGTGCCGCGCTATCTGCGCTATTCTCGGTTTCAACTTCCTCAGTGATACTTTCCTCGCCCTTAGGACGTTTTCCCATTCTGTACTCGTACAGAGGGCATTCTGTGCAGGTGCAAAGGCGAATCTCGATAAACTGCCCTGCTGTGCAATCCATGCACTTAGCACGGATTGCTTTCAATGGTGTCAACTTTGCCATTATTTTTCCTCCTTCGTTTTTGAAGCTTTTAATCTAGCCTTGCAATTGTAAAACTGATTCGCAGACATTTCTTTCAGGTTTGCGATATGGTATTCTTCACAAATCTGTGACTCTGTAACTCCAGTTCTTGCAAGCTCTGCCTTGATAATGTTGATTTCTGTTTCTTCAACAAGAATTGGTGTTGGTCGGCTCGTTCCTGTTTTTGTCACTTGCTGGGCGACATCTTGAATCGCAATAGCTCCCATCCTGTAAACTTCTATGCCCTTACCATTTGCAATGCTTAATGCCGTAATTTTGCCATTTTCGACCTGCATTCTTTTCACTTTGAAACGCTCGTTGCAGATCAACTTGCCTGTTATCTGCCCAGTACAAGCCTGCACATCAATTTTCACTTTATCGGCAGGAATCCAGATAAACGGGGCTGTATATAACTCGCGACCAATCCCCCAACAGAAACACGCTCTTTTAAAAGCATCAGAAGCTTGTCCCTTTTCCTTCTCGGTGTAGCTCTCTACACCTACATCCTGCTTCCAAATCCATTCGCGTTCCTGCGAATCTTCATGTAATGTGCGGATTCCAACGCTGCAAAAGAGGTTGCCGCCAATGATCTCGTATTTCTTCTGCCAGTTATCAGCTCCTACGGTATCATCTAAGATATTCTGATCTACTCTTGCATCTTTATACAGCAGGAGTGATACACCACTTTTCTTTACGGTTGCAATGCGAACTTCCACATCATCCGCTGTCAATGCTCTAAATTTCATTTACTCCATTTTCCTTTCTTTCTCTTCCCCTGCTTTCGCTGCTCTGTGAGGTTTTTCAGCAGGTTAGCATTTGCCATCCGTACTCTGGCAATTTCCCAAAGAGTACCGTTAAGCTCACACAATACTCTAACCATAGCAGTAGCTACATCTACTACAATTTTTATGATTTCTGGCATTGCTTTCTCAAGGAAGTACTGCTTCTTTCTCTGTCTTTTATTCATTGCCTATACTCCTAGAATGATATATTTAAGTGATCTAGCCCCTTTACTTGATCTGAATATTATTTGTGGTAACGAGTGTTGCACCATCAATGGAAGTACCTGCCTTTAATGCCTTTTTAATTGCTGCCTTATTAGGCTCTGGCTCTTTGTAGGTAAGGTACTCATCAGGCAGGAATGCCCCTGCATTGATCTGGACGCTTTCTGACTTTCTCCAACCAATGGCAACCTTGCTTGTCTTGATCTTCTCGCCCCCTGCGGAATCCATAGACGCTTCAATGTACTTTTTGACACCCTCTGCCTTTTTTTCTGCTGCCGCCTGACGTGCTGCAAGGCGCATCTTCTCGGCTTTCAAAGCTTCTGCCTCTGCCGAAAGATTCTTGTAAAACAATGCCAGATTCTCAAGTTTCTCCTCTCGCTGCATTCCAAGCTGTTCAAGCTCCTGCAATGCATCCTCGTTGATGATCTCTCCTGTGTCAGGGTCTACTGCTGCGCCCCATGCCTGCTCAATCTGTGAATTGATTTCGTACAGTGAAAATGCCATTACTCTTCTACCTCGCTTCCCTCTTCTGCCTCTGCTTCTGCTTTCTCTTCTGCCTCCGCTTCTGCTTCTGCTTTCTCTTCACCCTTTCTTACTGCCTCTGATATCAAGTTGTGAAGGTGATTTGCATCATGCAAATACGCTTCTGCTTGTTCGTAATCTGAATGCTTCATCGCAAAGCTAACAGCATCAATAAGATATACGCGAAGCTTTGCAATTAACTTTGGGTCTGCGATATCAAGGCTAAAGTGCATCTTGCCATCTATTCCTTCAAAAACATATCCTGTAACGCTACTCATTTTTTATCCTCCTTATTTTGAACCAAAGTATAATGCTATTGCCAAGCTGCCAAAGATAACACAGCCAAGAATCAGATCTGAGATGCCCTTAGCAATTGCATCAAGAATTTTTTCACGCTTCGCTTCCTTCTCAAGTCGCGCTTTGAATCCTCTTGAAATCTGGCACTGTAATGCTCTCTCTGCATTACTTACAAGCTTTTCTGCTTCTAATGTGGGCTGCCAAATCACCTTCATTTTGCTTCCCTCTTCGCCATTACTTCAAGTCTTGCCGCATCTGCCATGCCTGAGGTATAACCAAGCAAGAATGTTCTATAGCTGCTCGGCAGGGTTGCCGCCTCAGTGATG